GTAGCTTAGACGACTAATGCCATTAGGACACGGAGCAGTAGCTGAATTTGCAGTAGCTTCTGTTAGAGGAGGTGGCGTACAAAACGTAGGGTCGCCTTTTGTTTCAGGTATAGCTATGACCTCTAGTATAAATGATTTAGAATCTGTAACAGGGACAGCTGTTATTGCACAAACTGGAACAGATTTAGGTTCTACTTTTTCTATTGGAACAGAAACTGTTACAGGTACTGCTGCCGTAGACGTAACAACAGCTGGACAAATAACATTTAGTATTGGCGATGAAACAGCTTTTGGTGAAGCATTTCAAAACTTAGTATCATTATCCGTTGGCGAACCAGATTTCTTTATTTGGAGTGAAATAGATGATAGTATGACAGCAACATATACAGACGTAGAACCAGGATCAACGGATTAAGGAGACAAGATGGCATCAACATTTTCAAGTTCATTAAATTTAGAATTACAAGCAACCGGTGAAAATTCAGGATCCTGGGGTACTAAAACAAATAATAATTTACAAAAATTAGAATCAGCAATTAAAGGTTATGTGTCCATTGCTATTGCAAGCACAACGGATTCATTGGTTGCTACTGACGGATCTACAACTGACGAACAAAGTAACGCCATAATTAAATTAACAGGCACATTATCAGGTAACACAACCATGCAGACAGAAGCTGTGGAAACATGGTATATTGTTGATGATGCAACCACACATGGTGGTAACACACTAGGATTTAAACCAGCAGGCGGAACTGCTGTCAATCTTGTACAAGGTGCAAAACACATTTTGTATTCTGATGGTTCTACTATGTTTGACGTCTTAGCTGATGCTGGTAACATAAAAGCAAACGGAACATTAGATGTAACAGGTAACACATCACTTGATGGTGGTACTTTTGTATTTAATGAATCATCTGCTGATTTAGATTTTAGAATTGAAGGTAATGGTGATGCAAACTTATTTTTTACTGATGCTGGTAATGACCGTGTTGGTATAAAAACAAACTCACCCTCTACAGAATTAGATGTTGTAGGTGGTGTTAAAGCAACTGGTAACATTGACTTTGATGGAGGCAGCTTTACATTTAACGATTCTGGTGCTGCTCTTGATTTTAGAATAGAGACAGATACTTTAACGCACGCTTTCTTTGCTGATGGTTCTGCTGACAAAATAGGTTTTGGCACATCATCTCCAACAAGTGCACTTGTAACAATAAATCAAGCTAGCACTTCAGCGGCAATAGCTTGTTTAACTTTAGATCAAGATGATACTGATCAAGAGTTCATAAGATTTGATGGCACTAGTGCTTCAGATCAAACAAAAAGTATTACCACAGATACAAGTGTAGGATCGCTAACAGGTCATATTCGTGTCAACATAAACGGCACAGATTACTGGATACCATTCTATGCCACTAACTAAATTACAGATTGCCCCAGGCATAGATAAACAAAACACCGAATACGGTGCAGAAGGTAGATGGGTGGACGGTGATAATATTCGTTTTCGTTATGGTCAACCAGAAAAAATAGGTGGTTGGGAAAAAGTAACAAGCGATGCTTTACTTGGCGCAACACGCGCTATTTTAACTTATTCAGATCTTAAAGGTGTAAATTATGCAGTGTATGGCACAAACAAAAAATTGTATGCATACTCAGAAGGTAGTTATGCTGACATTACGCCAACACGTTCAACAGGCACAGGTAACATAACACAGTTTGAAACAGAAAACGGATCTACTTCTGTAATCGTAACCGATTCTAGTCACGGTGCATTGATAGGTGACTTTGTTACAATTGCCAGTGTAAGTGGCGCTGTCGGTGGTATATCAGCAGCAAATTTACAAGGTGAGTTTGAGATACAAACAGTTCCTACTGGTAATACTTACACCATAATTGCAAAAGCAGCAGCATCTTCTGATGCAACTGGTGCTACAGCAAACGCTACTTATCAAATAAACACTGGTCTACCTACGTCTATATATGGATATGGATGGGGTGCTGGTACTTGGAATGCATCAACATGGGACACATCTCGTGAGGGTCTTACAGGTGCTGACGGTGTTTTACTACAATCAGGTAAATGGTCTTTGGATGGCTGGGGTGAAGATGTATTGGCACAACAGTTTAACGGTAGTCTTTACTATTGGGATACTTCAAGTGGGTTATCAAGTAATTTAGCAGCAAGAACAAATGTCAGTGGTGCACCTACTAAATCTAGATTTATGTTAGTATCTGGTGATGATAGACACGTAATTTGTTTTGGAACAGAAACAACCATAGGTACAGCAACCACTCAAGACAATATGTTTATACGTTTTTCAGATCAAGAAGATCCAGCAACGTGGACACCAACAGCGACAAACACGGCAGGTTCACAAAGACTTACAGATGGTAATCAAATAAATGCAGCTGTTAGATCTAGAGGTGTAATATTAGTTTACACAGACACTGCTTTATATCAAATGCAATTTATTGGCCCACCTTTTACTTTTGGATTTAGACAATTAGGTACAAATTGTGGAGCTGTTGGTATTAAATCTGCAGTGGACGTAAACGGTATTGCTTATTGGATGGGCAATGATTCTTTCTTTTTATTCGATGGTGCAGTTAAAAAAATACCATGCAGTGTGCAAGATTACGTATTTGATGATATTAATAACAACGCATTAGGTGATGTGTTCTGTGCAGTTAATTCTGATTTTAATGAAGTAATATGGTTTTATCCGTCTAAAAATTCTTTACAAATAGACAGAAACGTAACGTATAATTATGCAGAAAATATTTGGTACATAGGAACATTAGCACGTAGCTCTTGGGCAGATCGTGGTGTGTATTCAAATCCATACGCAGCAGAGTTTGAGGCAAGTGATACAACTGCAACCATATCTACAATTACAGGTGTAAAAGAAGGTAGAACATTTGTTTATTTACATGAAGAGGGTGTGAATGATGACGGTGCAGCAATGAACTGTCACATAGAATCAGGAGATATTGATATAGCAGATGGTGATAACTTTATGTCTATATCAAGATTTATACCTGACTTTAAAAATCAAATAGGTGAAGTAGATATAACACTTAAATCAAGACCTTATCCTTCAACAACACAAAAATCACACGGGCCTTTTACCGTTACAACATCTACAAACAAAAAAGATACTCGTATACGAGGTAGACAACTTGCACTTCGCGTATCTAGTGATGCTGTTGATGATAAATGGCGATATGGCACACTTAGATTTGATGCTAAACCAGATGGTATGAGAGGTGGATAATGACTAAAATAACAATACCTATAATACCACAGGCAAGAGAAGAATATGATCAATCACAAATGGCACAAATGGTGCAAACGTTGGAACAGTTGGTATTTGCATTAAATAACACGTATACTTCAGAGCCACTTAGGGATGAATCTGAAGCCATAACTTGGTTTCTATCGTAATGGCAAACGTATATACAAATTATAAAGCAGTTTTATCAAATACAAATTTAACAACATTGTACACAGTTCCTGCACAAACAACAGCTATAATAAAGTCTGTGCGTGTGGCTAATGTTGACACTTCCAACAACTGTGAAGTATCTTTGTATTTAGTAGATACTGGTGACACAAGCTATACTTTACAATTAAGTAGAGATATAGAAAGTAAAACAACACAAGAGCTTTTGGCTGCAGGTAATTCTAGCCAGGTTTCTGCCGATTCTTCTACTAGTTCTCTTGCACCTTTGGTTGCAAAAGAGTCAGAGATAATCAAAATACAGGCAGAAAACGCTAATGATTTACATGTTGTTCTTAGTGTGTTAGAGATAAGTTAATTATTGCAATAAGGAGAGAAAATGGCTATAAAAGACGATATTACCGTGGTTGCAGGAAGAACAATTCCTGTGATAGATGTAGATACAACTACTACTATCAAACACGCGACAACAGGGAAAGTCTATGCCGATGAAAAAGAAGCAGATGATGATGTCAATGACCCTGAAACTAGCACAAAAAAAGAAGATATAGTGAAAGACGTGGCAATCAAAGTCAACAAACTACCAGATATATTTGGAGGTAGCTCATAGTGGCAATAACAAGAATACGAAGACCAAGAGGTCAAGCACAGCAATCTGAACCAGCTAATCCTTTTACTATGATGAATAGACCTACTATGTCTTTTGATGATAGTAACAGAGAAAATTATATTATGCGTTCTGGTATGTTTGGTCAACCTACTATGGCTGACAGAAAAGCAAAAGATGTTGCACCATTACAAATATTTCCTCCCAATCCTAATCCAACTATTATAGTAGACTACGATAAAGGTAAGGGTGGTAGAGATTCATCTATGTTACCTGACTTTACAGCGCCAATAGAACCGGTTTTGGACGTAACACCTGCACCCGTGGGCATGACGCCATCACCCGTAGATCCTTTACCTGAAGATTCACTTGAAGATAGATTACGAGATTTATTGGACATAGACCCAACAGATGTTCCACAAGGGCAAGTACTTATGGCTGGTGGATTACCTTTTATTAGAAGATTACCTTTTAATTTGTTTCAAGATCCCACAGCTGATGGTGGTATTATAGATTACTTTAGTAGAAAACTTTTTGGTGATGACGATCCAGAAAATGATTTTGATTATGAACCATTACCAGACGATTTTAAAGGTGAATTACCTCCTGGCAGTATGACAGAAACATTAGAAGCTAGTGCAGACACTTACACTTTACCAAATTTATTACAAATGCTACAAGATGCAAGAGATGCAGGCAATGAAGATGAGATAGAATTATTAACAAACGACTTGGAGATGTTATTTCCGGGTTCTACAATG